GAGGTTGGTTACATCCGCCCCAGAACGCAAAACCGGCGTATCGGTTAGGAAAACATCTTTGAGCAGTGCCAGGTTGTAATTATCGGAGTCGCGGGCATAGGCACGGGCAGACGGGAAGCCTTCAATCTCACCTTCACTGAGCAGGTCAAGAATGTTGGCGTTAGCCGTAGATGCCAGGTTGTCCGCTGTGCGGATTGGCGTTCTGACAGCAGGTGCAGCAGCTTGCTGAACTTGAACTGTCTGTTGTACGACGGGCGGACCGCCGCGCACGCCACCGGCACCGATGATCTGATTCTGCTTTTTCTTCGCCATGTCAGATCGTGTCAACGTCGATGCCAGCGGAGATCACCACCGATCCAACGATAGTTTCGCCATAGACCAACGGAACGGGCGTGCCCTGTCTGCTGGTGTTTTGAATCCCGCTGAAGCTGTAGGACTCTTGCGGGTCAAGTTCGGTGCCTTCGCTAGTGGTTGTGCGTCCACCGCCGGGGTTCATGGAAGCTGGACCGATCTGAGCAAGTTGCGGGGTAGGCGAAAGAAGTTGCGCCACGCCACCAAGAACAAGGGATGCGCCGACCGCAGCCACAGCCGTACCAACTGTGCCGATGCCCATAAAGCCGCCCAACGTAACGCCAGCAGAGGCAATACCGCCGGTAATAATTGCTGCGGCGATTAAACCAATTCCGGCAAGAATCTGACCCGTAGGTCCACCGGCACCCCCTATTACTGGAACAATTTTTATGGTTTCGCTAGCGGGATAGTGGATTTGATCTAGCGAAGATCCGTAACCATCCACAATCACCTTGTAATACTGGTCTGCCATGTGGCGTTCCAGTCCAGGGAAATTAGCCAGCAACATCCGCACTGCTTCGGCGGCGCTAGCAACCTCAGCCAGAAACTTACGCTGCCCGACGAACTTGGCGAGTGGACCGTAGAGCCTAATTTCCCTTTCCATAGCGCAAGACCCTACCCGTACATTTTAGGAGCCATTCTCCCAGCAAATCACGACTGGACAAGCGCCCCCGCAAATGGTGCAGCACAAGTTGATCGCCGATGTAGACACCAACGTGGTTCAGCTTGTTTGATTCAATCGCCATCAGCATGGCGTCCCCGCGTTGCATCTCAGCAATATCCACTTCATAAAAGCCAGCCTCACGCCAGCAATCGTCAAACATCGGGTTTTCGTTGAACTCTGCCGGGGTTGTAGGGCGGTCCCAATCGGGCAGATCAATTCCTTGCTCGCTATACCAATCACGAACGAGGGTCCAACAGTCGCTGACGCCCCAAACCCATGACCGCCCAATCAGCGGTGCTTTGTAGCCTTCAGGCGACAGTTCGCCCCATTGCTCAGTTTTGGGGTTGACGATGTACCAGGGCAAACCGGATTTCTCGCAGGCAACGCGGTCAGCCTCGCTAGGGATTGGTGGCGTGATTGGGTGACTATGGATGACAGCAACAACCTCGCCTTTGTCTTCTGCTGCCGCGTAATCCTCAGGGTCAAGAATGAAAAACTCGTTGCCTTCCGCCAGGTTCCGGCATGGGACATATCGCTTGCGACCTTTGATGACCACCAACAAACCGCAGGCTTCGCGGGGATCCTCCGCCTTGGCGTGTTCCAGTGCTGCAGCCTTAGCGGTCGGGTTCATCCGTTAAATGCGCCGATACCTGGGAATGCTCCAAAGGGTAGTTCAGCTGTTTCCCCAAAGCGAATTTGGCAACTGCTTAGACGCTTGCCGCATTTGTCTTGATCTGAGCCGCCAACCGTTTCGTCGTTCTCGTCGTAATAATCAGTGCCGCTGTAGCCACATTCCGAGCCCTTGTAGACCCACGGGCAAAGATTCGCGCTGCACTGACGTTTTGGTGCACGGATCCCAGCCAAGTCAAACGTCGCAGCCGCCTCGAACTCAACAGCGTCACGGGTTTCAACAACCTTGCGGGCAAGGTAATAAACCTCAGATGGCAGGGTCGCGGACGTATCAGGCGTGCCGTAAGGATTGGTGCCGCCAGGGAAATTAACGGCGTCCAGATAACGAACGAGTGTCCTGATCCGCGTCAGCTTTGCCCCAGTTAAATCGTTTCCGGCAGTGGTTTGATTGACGTTTAGCAGAACTGCCGTAATACCGCCAAGCAAGTTGGCAACACGAACAGTTGGTCTTGGTAAGCTTCCGCTTTCAGCGTTGTACTCAAACCCTTCAACCTCAATCGGCAAAGCGGTGTAAGTGTTTGCGTTCCAAACGATGTTGCCGTTAGTGGTCAGCGCATTGGTGCCAGCGTGAAAACGGTAGGTGAAGGCGCTGCCGTGGATATTGGCGAACAGTTCCAGCTCAAACAGCTCGATAATGCTGCTTGGGTTGACCTTCTGTAGTTCGGAGACTGGAATCGCCATTAGGGTTCAAATACCTGCCGGAAGGTGGCTGTGATCGTGGCGCGATTGTTATAAGGAATGGTCTTATTCCACTCCGGGCAAATCCACTTATATGCCGTGGTTTCGTCTAGTGGCGTCCAGTCGAAGCTGGCAGCATCCTCAGCACGGGCATTCAAAAAGGTCTCGATGGTGTCGGCGTCGGTCTCCGAGACGTTCCAGGTTAGATCCCACTGCTTCGGATTCATATGCGAAGGGATTCCATACAGCAAGCGTTGCTGGTAACCATCGCCAAACTGCACCGTTCGGGTGTTCGGGCGGCTGGTCTTCTGTGCGCCGTATGCCGGTGTGATTGAAGGGAAGGTGGCCATTATGCGAGCAAGCCTCCAGGGCGCTTCTGTTTGATCAGCTCTTGACGGATGGCAATACCAATAGCCTCGCCCAAGCGTTTGGATTCGTCCCCATTGCCTTGGACACTAGATCCGGTTGCATCCACATTAACGACAATGCTTGAACCGCCCAAAACGCCATTCGGGGCGACGCTTCCAGTCCGACCGGGAGTGAACAGCTCAGGGCCTTTCTCTCCGACTAAATAGCTTTTCCCGCCCATTGCCGTACCGCCTGAAGCCAAGGCACCAGCTGGTGAAATACCAGGAAGAATTCCGGGAACGTTTAATTTGCCGGCCAGACCTGGCGCAGTCGTTGTTGATGCAGAGAAAGAAGGTGCGCCGGGAAACAGGCTTGCAATGACATTGAACGCCATCATTCGAATGGCAGCCTTAATAATGTCCGTTGCCATATTTAAGAAGCTTTGCGCCACTGATCTAAAGAATCCGGCTAGTGCCTCTTGGGCTGTGACTGTACCTTGAACCATGCCACTGATGCCTTGACTGAACGCATCCGAGATTGCAGCAGATGCTGATTTCACTTGCTCCAAAGGCTTGACAAGGTTTTCAAGTTTTTTCTTCAATTCATCAGCGTGCTGTTTACTCTCGCTGAAGCCTTTTGTGAAAATACTGCCATCCACGCCCTCAGAGAAAGCGTCAGAAGGTTTGATCGCGGCCCCCGCCATGATGTCTGCGATTTCTTGCCTGATCTCTTTGATTCGGTCGCTGTATTGAAACTCTGATTGCAGCAATGCGAGCATTCGCTCACGGGGCTTCATCTCTTGATTGGCAATCTGCTCTCTGCGAATCAACTTCTCAAGATAGGCCTGTTCTTGAACGTCTTTTCTCTTTTGAGCCTCAAGCAGTTGAGCTTCAAGCTCTAATTGTCTGGCTGAAATATCTGCGCGACCCTTGGCCTTAGATTCAAGAGTTGATTGAGTTTTAGTTGCGCTCTGGTACGTTGATTCTTCTTTCTCTGCGGCGATATTCAAGGCGTCACGCAGCTTAAGAATGCGCGCATTGCTTGCTTCAAGATCTTTTTGTGCAGAGATCAAGCCAAATCCACCGCCGCGCTTACCGCTGGCCGACAACTGCTGACTTGCGACCCTTTGACGAATCAACGCCTGCGTATGAATTTCCGCCTTCAATGCGGCGTCCAGCTGTGCCGTGCTTTCACTCTTTAATGCGTCTTCATAGCGCCTAGTGTGCTCTTCAGCCTTTCGAACATCATTGATATAAATCGCTATCGCCGAAGAGATGATCGCAAAGGGCAATGCAATCATTGCGGCCTTCAAAGCGCCAAGCGCAATAGTGCTGGCATTGATGACCAAGTTGGTCTGAGTAATCGCCGCGCCGGCAACCGTATAACCGACAGTGACTGATTTTGTGACCCCGGCCAGGGTGCCCAAGGCAACTCCAAGGCGTTGAATCAAGGCAACGCTAATTGACCCGTTCAAGGTCTTAACAGCCAAGGCCAGTGCTCCAACCGCTACGGCTGCAGTACGAACAGGCGAGGGCAGTTGTCCAATAGTTTTAACCAGATCAGTCAGCAATTTGACTATTGGTGTGACTGCTGGCAACAACGTTTGACCAAAGGCCGTCGATAGCTCATCAACAGCGTTCTGTAAATCTTTGAATTTCTGAACGTCAGATTGTTCAACTAATTTTGCAATTTTTCCAGCGCCTTCTTTTTCAACTTTTTTCAAAGCCGAAATCAGGATGTCAGAGGTCAGCTTGCCTTCTGATGCAAATTCCTTGAGCTGCCCAACGCTCTTACCTGTCTCTTCGGCCACGGCCTGCAACAAGCCAGGCACTTGCTCGGCAATGCTTCTAAATTCATCACCCTGCAAGCGGCCAGAACCCAACGCTTGAGCTAACTGAGTGAACGCAGCCGATGCGCCTTGAGCGCTAACACCAGACAGCCTGGCAATAACGTTGAAGCCCTTGTAGGTCGAAGAAATCTCTTCAAGACTGATCCCTAGCGGTCTCAAGCGTGCATAAATATCAGCAACACCCGCCGTGGCCTCACGAGTGCTCAGGCCAAATGTCTTAGCCGCTTGGCCTGCTAAACGCTGTGCCTGTTCAAATTCGCCGTATTCAGTCGTTAAAAGCTTGAGACGAGTATTGAGATCATTGATTGAAGCTGCAGCCTGAACAGACCTACGACCGAACTCAACTAAAGCAAGACCAGCAGCAGCCTTGGCGAGGCCCTGAATTGCCCCCTGAGCCTGCCTTGAAGCCGTATTGATCTGACGCAGCTGGCTGACCGCGTTTCCGCTTCTTACCTGTACGTCAACAACGGCAACAGCCACGGCCCGACCTAATCCTTTGATTCAGTCTACCGACGTTTTATCGACTCCTTACCCGCGCCTTCGCCATCTCTGCTTTTTCGCGTTCGCTCTTCACTTCGTAATAAGCCGCGAACATGACAAACTCAGCCTCCGTCAGGTTGCCGCGTAACTCGCTGACGGTTTTGCCAAGTTCAGTTGCTAGGAAGAACTCAAAGAAAAGCCAAGAGTCTTCCCTCAGCC